GCGGTTCCTTCGTTAACAACACGAACTAGTTGTAAATTATTACCGTATGATAAAAAGTTAGCTGCAGTATAAAATGATGTATAAGTTTCGTCAGTAGGCCCGCCGAAAAACTTAACCAAATTATTCTCAGAATCGACGGTGGTAACTTGCCCAACAGGTCCCCATTGGAAGGCGCCAGCGAATGCGCCAGCGGAAGTAGCAACAGCCGGCACTATCGAAGATAGATCCTTTTCTTGTACTAGTACGCCAGGTGAAAGCTGAAATGCCATCTTATTCTCCTTAAGATTTTATAGATAGTCCAATATAACTATTGATTACTATTTATTTATAAGTATCTCTTTTTAGACATTTTCCAACCAATTTCTTTTCATTTTTTTCATCTCTGCTTCAGGGTCTTGATTCCACCATAAATCCGAGTCAATAACTTCTGGCTGCGATTTTTCCGGTAGCCCGTCATTTACTATTCCAAACGGTGTAAGATTTTCCTCAATCTGTTTAAATTGATCTTCGTATAATACTTTTCTAAGATTTGTGTCTGTCAAATCTTTAAAGAATGGTTCGTTTGTTGCCCATGAGAATAAAACCAAACACATGACCAAATCGTCATGGTATCCTTCATCTGCTTTATGGGTTCCTCGAACTTCAATAAATGTAGATATTTCCTCAATAATTTCTGCATCATGTATTAATAGTTTCGTGGCTTCTACCAAACTCTTAAATGACGTGCATCCTAATCGTTTAACTTGTTTCGTAGTTCTAACTCCAAGAGTCGCCCCATGGGTAAATCCACCGGACAAGTATTGTCCTGTTTTGCTATTACTTCCCACAAAGAATACATTTTCGTATTCTAAATCCATATACAACGAATCTGCTACTTGCTGTCCGTTATCGTTAATCTCAACTAAACAGTAAGCTTTATTATAATCTTTTGCTACTTTATATATTACATTGGGAAACATCAACGGACTGATTCTGTTACTTCTATACTTTGCAACCACTTTGTATGGATATGCGGTAATATCTATAACTGCAAATGCTGAGTAATCTCCCCCAACGCCTCGCGATGTGTCCGCGACAAGCATATAGATATGATCTTGTCCTTCGTACGTTCCATCGTCTTTTTTGGTTGCTCTAATTGGTTCTTCTAAAACATCCAGTCCGTCTTTTGTATAAACGAATTGACGAGTAGACATCTGAGAAATTGTGTCGGGATTAATAAGAGTATTGGATGAACCTAAGAATCTGCATAAAACCTCTTGGTTAAACTTTAGTTCGCCAAGCATAGATTTTTGTTCTGCTGCCCATTTCTCATCTCTACCAGGAATTTTGCTATATGGAATGAACATTGGAACAAATCCATTCAATCCTTGTTCTGCCTCATTCCAGAATTTCCAGAAGTGGTTATATCCCAATGGTGTAGATGTAAGAAGAATCTTTGTTGTTTGTCCCGCAGAAATTGTTGGGTAAACAGATGTGAAAAATTGTTCTGCAACATTATTTGGAATAATTGCTGCTTCGTCAATATACAACCAGTTTACAGATTTACCTCGAATACCAGATGAGCTTGTAGCTGACGTAAATACTTTAGATCCATTTTCAAGTTCAATATCACCCTTGTTGAATGTCTTGACACCTTGCTGCATCCACATAGGAAGCATCTCATACATTAGTTCGTATCGGGAAAGAACCTCTCGAGCTGCCGATGATTTATTTGCGAGAATAGCAACGGTTTTGTTTTCTTGAAATAACGTATACCAAAGAATACATGCTGCAGCTGTGATGGTCTTTCCCTGTTGGCGACCTTCCATCAAAATAACTTTACGGTTATTGAGTATTACGTGCACTTTTTCTTTTTGACAATCATATAATTTAAATGGTACAAGTCCGTAATCAAGAGAAACAATCTTACAGTAGTTCTCAATAAAATAGATAGGATCCTGCATACAACGCATAAGTTCTTTAACTTGTTCTGCGCTGTAAGATTCAACAATTCCTATCGGTTTAAGATTTGGATTGCCGTTATATGATATTTGTTTATTGCTCAATTGTTTTGCCGTCGTCTTTGTTCTTTAGCATTTTAAATAACTCAGCGGTTGAACCTGCGAATACTACGTTATTATTTGTAACATTCTTTGCAGATACAGAGTCGCCGTCTTTTAAATCTTTAACTTTTTTCTGTAATTCAATTAAATCTTTAGCAACATCTGATACGGTTTTTATTAATTGGCCAGCAACCTCATATGTTCTGGGATGCTCAGAATTTTTAGCAAGTTCAATCATGTCATCCAAAGTATTTTCACTTTTATATATTAGATTGCGTAATGTACTTCTTGCCAATTGGTAATCATCTTCTTGATCTAAGTTTTTGCTTGTTTCTGGCGCAATTACAGGCAAATTTTCCGCAGGGGCCTGAGATTCAATGTCAAAAATCTTATCAAGTTCTGGTATATGTTTCATTAAAAATCTTCAAAGGTTTCAATAAAGCCAATGTCATCTCCAGGTTTAGCTGTCAATGGATTTGGTTGTATAGTAATAGATGATTGCTTTTCAGTTAAATTTTCATTACTATAAGTGTTAGCAATAACTTTCTTAATAACACCCTGTCTACTAATTGGGCCATAATAATTTAATTTCATTGTAAAATTTAATGTCCAAATGATAGACCGTCTATCTGAAAAATCGCCCTCATAGGTATCGTCGAAAGATATACTATTTAGTAGAATTGGTAAATCATTTTTAATACCCATCTGCGGTATTGTTTTCATCGTTAAATTATAATCAGGATTAAAGTATGGTATAATTTGTTCTATTATCTGTAAACCATCATCTTGATTCTTAGCATATACGTATAATGCAACTTGTATATTATACGGAGTAGGTGCATACTGAGTATCTAAAGTATTAATTGTAGAATTAATTGCTCTATTTTGTTGAAGCGGACTTATTTTTCGATTAACATCATATTCCAACGACAACATCTCAAAAGACATTCTTGGCAATACTACTTGAACTGGCCGCTCATCCACATTGGGTTGCTGTTGTATTCTAGTTAAGAACTTTGTTTTAGGCGCATATGATAACGGTATTCTTAATGTTTCCTCACTATTTCCATCCGCATCTTTACGATCAATGGTAATTGAATTAAACATATTACCAAAAGCAACAATTGCTTTTCTAGTTGTTCCCCAGTAAAATCTTTGATCTAACATTATTTAAATACCTCACCAAATGGATTTCTTTCTGTGAAATCTAATATGTCAGTAATGCCGGTATCAAAGTCGTCGTTTCTAGCGCCAGCATCAACTGTTGTTATTTTGTAACTTTCTAGAATCATCGGTGTTTCTGTGTTAAATTCTAATAATAATGACCCGTCTGATTCTATCAATAATTCAAAGTTGTTGAGATTTTGATCTATCGAATCTGCATAAGTATCAATCTCATCAATACCCGTATTAAAGTTCTCGCTAGAGAATTGCATTAGCTCACATTGCATTCTAAATATGTAGAGTTTGCCAAGCTGATAGAATGGGGTATCACCTTCTACTTTGCGTATTTCAAAATAGGATTTTGTTAGTGGAAAATATAATACGTCACCTTCAGCGGGTCTGTTAGCCAAAACTGTTTGACCTTTACTGCCAACTTCTTTATCCCATCTACGTCTGGATACTACAAAGGATGCGCTGTCGCGAAGTTCGACTCCAAATCTTGTTAGCAGGTCTCCCTCACCTTCAAACCCATTTGTGTTTTCCAAATACATCTCAATTGGATACGCATTCTCATAATAGTTTAACGGATCCTCAACCAAAATACGATCCTCATTAAAAGATGTTCTTGGGATATAATAGACTTCGAAACCATAGATTTGTAGGCATTCGATTATTAGATCTTCGTAGAGATTCTGCTCCGAGGCTCTGCCCATCGGAATGCCAGATTGAAAATAATGGTTAACTGTTGCCATAATTCTATAGACTTCTATTGACTTCGGTGTTAGTATATGCTATGAGGTTAGGTGATATTAAGTATCAGCCTGTAAAGAAATCTACTGGTAGTTCAAATCTAGATTGTATTTCAGCTTCAATTTTTAGCAATTCATCCTCTGCTTCATCATATATTTTACCACCATTTAAAACAACTCCTCCAGGAAGTTGCACTCCGTCAAATTTTTTCATATTTGTTCCCCATTGCCGCTTAATTAAAGCTGTCGCATATCTTTTCAAGAACATATCGTTGTAAACATCCGTGTATGTGTCCGGATCTAATATTCTCCAGGCTTCAACAACGATATTACTTCCTACATCAACATCCGCTGCCCAGTCCATATCTATGTATAGACGATTCATATGGCGATTGAATCTAACAGGCTTTACGCCTACTAATGTTTGATTAATCAATTCTAATTGTTGTCTAACTTGCGTGTAATAAATTAAATCAGTAGACATTAAAGAATACAGATCATTAATTAAAATTTGATACCTAATGTCGAAAATATTTATCCCCGTAGATTTATTACTAAAAGGCAAAACTCGTTCGACTCCAACAACCGCATCGGGAATAGGTATGTACAAATTAGTTAGGTCTTGTTCGGTTATCAAATGCTTTAGGTAAACTTTTTCTACAGCATCATAATGATACTCTCTGTAGAATTGAAATGCATCATCAATACGATCTTCAAGCTGATCTTCATCTACATTGATTTCAATAACAGGAGCACCTAGTCGGCGTAGGCAATATTCCTTCAATTGTTCTCTAGATGTTATTGACGCCATGTGATATCCTTTATATTTATTTTTATTATGTATTTATTGTAATATTATTCATTACAACACCAGGAGTAACATTAAAATTTGTTGCAGCGTTAAACGGTTGAAACGCATAAGAATTTCGGCTACCGTGTAGGGTGTACAGTACACTATAATCGTCAGTTAATCCAGTATCAAACAAAACATTGGATGCGCTATCATTAACTATCCTATCTTTGATTTGTGCTGGAGTATACGATGGGTATGCCTGTAACAATTGCGCACACATACCTGCAACTTGAGGTGAGGCCATTGAAGTTCCAGATAAAGTTCCTATCAAAAAAGAATTGTTATTAGGATACTGCGTATTACAACTAAATGCATTTGTAGTTGACATTGTACTTATAATAAATGTGCCAGGAGCATAAATATCGACTCTTGGGCCAGACTCACTGGATGCTGCCTTTTGTTCGGCAAATCCTATGGAAGGATCTCCTATCCATATATTTCCCACAGTAATTACACCTGAAGCTGCGGTTGGGCTACCGCCTTGCATATAATAAACCTGCCCATATACGCTGCTATTATAGTAATTATTAAAATTTATTCCAGTAGGAGTATCTATTGTTTGATAATTATTTCCAGCAGCGCCACATATAACAATGCCAGCTGCTATCATTTCGCTAATGTCTATATCTACAGAACTTATTCTAACACCGTGAGTATTGGTGTCGCTTCCAATCATACCATACGCAGCTTGTTTGGTTGTTCCTGTCCACGCATTGCCTTGATAATTTCCGCCAGTTATATTTTGAAATGTAGCGGTATACCCCCAACTCATATTGACAACGGTAGGGCGTTTAAATCCTGTTGTAGGATCTATTGGTTTGTTATTGTGCCAACCTTTAATTACGTCAAACACATCACTAATAGGCATGCCCTGTGAATTTGCACCGTTTAATCCGTCAACTGTAATAGAATAAATGTTGGAGTTTTTTGCTCTGCCATAAGTTTTTCCAGCAGCAATTCCTGCAACATGAGTTCCGTGTCCGTCGGTATCAATATAGAAAAGATTGTCAGCTGGTTGTGTGCCAGGTAATCCACTAGCAGAATACCAATTTATTTTTTGAACTCTGGTTTCTCCTTTGGAATTTTCAAATTCTGGATGATCGCATTGTAATCCTCCATCTTGAATTACTATATCGACGCCTGTTCCATCTAACGGATAGTTATACAATAAATTTCCAGATGCTCCTATGGTATTATTTGTATTGCTGTTTAGTCTGAATAATCCCCAATTCACACCCAATGCATTGTTGGGATTTCTGCCTGTATTTGGAAATTTATAATAAATCCCAGATTGGCTTGCAAAAGATTTAATTTTAATATCTGTTCGCTGATCTGCGGGAATTTCAACACATTGTACTCTGGAATCTTGTCTTAATGCAATCGCCTCTAAGTCAGTTAATGCGTAATGGCAACACCGTGTACTTAAAGGTCTCTCATTAATAATTTCTACTGGGCGACTTGGAACATATTCAGTTTCGAGAATTTCATTTTCATTTTCAATTTCATACCAAAAAGTATTATAATCTACGTTCTCTTTCAACCCCACAATATATTCTTTAAATTCTGTCTGCATCATGTATACCACTGTGTGTAACTTGCAGAAATTAAACGCAGAGTATTGCTGTTACTTGTTAGTACATATGCGGTATTGGCAGATGCCCCATCGATTTGTGCATTTAATTGTGGGTATACTGATATATCATTGCCAGTTGCATTTTTAATAAAAATTACAATGCCAGGATTCACATTTGGCAAAATAACACCAGATCCATTTATACCGGTATTTACAATGTTAATTGTATTACCTAATAGTGTAGCAGAATTTTGCGTAGTCCCAGCTGCAGAAATATTAGTTTGTATTGAATTTATTAAATAATTTCTTGTGAGTAAATTTGAACTTGTTATATCACCAATTGCTGTTAAAGTTCCACTGCCTAATATCCTAACAGCAATGGTAGGTATTAAATCTAAATTGGTTACTGAAGATATAGCGGGAGTGCCTGCCCCCGATCCTACAAAATTTGAAGCAGTTATATTTCCCGACGCAACGATATTATTGCCGGTTAACGTTCCTGCTATTGTTAATGCGGTTAAAGTGCCAACACTAATAATATTTGTTTGTATGGGATTTGTTACAATATTTGATGCAGGTACTGTCCCTACAACATTTGATCCAATTATACCAGTTAAGAATGATCCGTTACCTGTAAAATAATCAGCTTTAATATTTGTTGTATTATTTGGCAATAAACTTATGACATTTGCATATACTCTTGCATTCGTAAAATATAAGTTAGTACCTTCAGATATATCCGAAGTATTTTTACCATTTATTAAAATTGATCCGGTTGCTATTCCAGAAACTCCGGGATATACAGTTATAATTCCTTCAACGATTCGTATAACGGTGTTTCCTTGCAAGGCTTCAACATCGTAAACATATCTTCCATGCGGTAAATTTGAAGTCTGAGTTGCCGACAACGATAATGATATGTTTCCATATGCCGCATTTATAACAGTTGCTGCAATTGAGGCGGAGTTTGCGCTTTTATAAGATTTGCGTAATTGGCTTCTAACAGTATATCCTGTTAAATCTACAGGAATTTTACTATTTGTAACGTATTGTAGATTGGCAGTAAATGTACTACCTTGGTCTATTACTAAATTTTTAGTTATTGCCATTTATTATCCGCAATGGTATGAGCAAACAATTTGCTTAACTTCTGTGGGTGATGAGAATGTAACATTTTCTCTTGCCTTTGCTACAGTATAATTATGTAATAAATCATCATCTTGTTTCATACCTTTACCTGGCATTGATGATGTTGTAATAAAATCTCCTATTTCAATATCACCATTTTCTCCGCATACATTAACTAAGCCTTCGCCTATGCTATTGATGTATACAAATTTATGCGTATCTATTATAGATTGATAAATTGGATTTAATCTTTCATCCTTTACAATAGTAGGTGCAACTTCAATGTTAGCGGTATCTCCTATCGAAATATTCTCTATAATTTTTTCATATTCTTCAGCTAATGTATATGGGATATATTTCTCATATGTATATTCTCGCATAATGCCAAATACTGATTTTTGATTTATTTGTGTTGATTTTGTAACAATACCTACAGCATCACTTATATTTTTTGAAGCAACTATACTTACATCAACTAAAATATCTCCTATCTCTACAGCTTCATTTAGTTCTATAAGTCCGTCGTGCGATCCTGTAAATGATACAACTATGCCTGCTCCTGTAACTATAGTACCTCTAACTACTTTTATAGCATTACCCGTTGCTTCTGCAAGCCTTACTGCTGCAACCTGAGTTCCATTGAAATCGTTTTGAACTGCAGAAACTGCAACATCCCCATAGTTTCCAAGGAATGCTGAACTGTTTACTGATCCGTTAGGATTATAAGCACCAAAAACACCCGCATTGACTGTCCCACCTATGAAACCGTGCGTGTTAAAATTTTGGGGGCCAGCAGAATACGAACCGTAACGCATATTATAGAATGCCCCTGCCGTACCGGATCCTCTATTCGCCATGACCAGCCCAGGTTCGGTTGTTGCGCTTGCAGCAATTACCCCAAATTTACCGGCTGAAGTTACTTCAAATGCACCAACTGCACCAAAACCTGCAACATTTGTTCCTGCGCCAAAGCCAAATGTACCTGATCCTGCAATCGCTGCAGAACTTGCTGTAATTTTATCTGCAGTAATTGCACCTGCTTGAATTTTGTCTGCAGTAATTGCACCTACTGCTATCTTGCCTGCAGTAATTTGTAATGCATCAATTTTATCTGTAGTAATTGCGCCAGTTGCAATTTTATCTGCAATCACTGTTCCGTTTACCAGTATCGACCCATTAAATTGAGCTACAACAGATGTCCATGCCGATCCCGTATATACTTTGGTTTCTGAATAATTTCCTGAATGTAAAGTAACCTCATCTGTTCTAATAGGCGATCCTCCTCCTGCAACTGCTATTGCGTTATTTGCAATAACATCGCTCCATGAACTGGCTGCTGCAGATGTTCTAATACTTCCTCTTGTACCAGGTGCACCATTTGTGCCATTTGTTCCAGGATTTCCCTGTGGGCCTTGTTTTGCCTTAGATAATTTATATATTCTTGTTAAATTAGAATATCCTGATCTTGATCCAACAATAGTTACTGTTGCGGTATCTGCAGACATTGCAGTAACTGTTATTGTTCTATTGCCGACTCCTGACCGTGTAATGGTACACCCACTTGCAGTAGACGCAAATGTCCAATTATTAGTATCTTCTACTAATCCTAGATATACCGCTGCTGTAGTATTAACTCCCGAGAAAGAAGCAACTGTACCTGAACTATCTGCAGGTAAAGTTCTATTTTCATCGGTTAAATACATTAACGGAGTAGTACTACCGTCATATACTTTATATAAACTAACAACATCTTCGAACGTTGTTGATCCGTCAACAATTGACGCAGTAATTGTTACTGAGTCAGACAACATATTTGCAAATGTTAATTTTCTAGCATTGGCAGTGGCGCCAGCTGTCAAAGCAGCTGTTCCAGCTGTAACAGCGAATGTAACCGTACCTGACAATCCAGTTAAGTCTGCAGTTAATGTTATTTCTGGAGTATTAGTAAATGTACCAGTTCCACTCACTCCAAACCCTGGATGATCATTTCTCAAAGTTAAGAATTGTGCTGTAGCATTGGATGCAAGAGCTTCAAGAGTTGTTGTGCCACCTCCTACAATTGCTACTGGTATATTCCCAGAAATAAATCCCGCAGAAACTAAAATATTCCCATTAGCGTCTCTAATAGTTAATCCTCTAGAATCAATTTTATCCGCAGTTATTGCATTGGCCGCGACTGATACCGCTGTAATTGCATTTGCTGCAATTTGATTTGCTGTAATGCAATTTGCGACCAAGTGATATGTAAACACAGAATTTGCTGCAATTTCTACAGCAGTAACCGCATTTGCTGCAATTTGATTTGCCGTAATACAATTTGCCTGAATTGCGTCTGCATAAACAGAATTTGCTGCCAATTGAACTGCTGTAATTGCATTAGCAGCAATTTGAGCAGCCGTGATAGAATTTGTTTGGATTGCATTTGCATAAACGGCATTGGCTGCCAATTGAACTGCTGTAATGGAATTTGCTGCAATTTTATTTGCTGTAATTACGTTTGCCTGTAATGCCTCAGCATATATAGAATTTGCTGCAATTTGAGTTGCGGTAATTGCATTTGCTGCAATTTCTACTGCGGTAATTACTCCTGCGCCAATTTTACCCGCAATAATTGCATTAGATGCAATTAAACTTGCAGTTATTGCGTTTGCCTGAATTTCTGCGGCACTAATAGCAGCCGCGCCAATTTTTCCAGCAGTAATAGCTCCAGCTACAATCATTGACGATGTTATAATATTTGCACTTAAAACAACATTGCCTGTGCCAGCAATGTAAGTATCATATGAATTCCATCCACCACTTATAAAGATGTATAATTTGTTGTTATAAAATCCTTGGCGACCTTCAAAATCTCTACCATCTCCTGGTCCGGTAGCTAGAGAAAAAGTTGTGAATATTTCAACACCGCTAATAGAATTAGCAGTAGGGGTAAAGGCCGCGCCAGGACTTATCCAAGAGTTCCCTCCCCAAATATACAACCCACCATCTGTAACATTATATACCGCTTGACCATTTGCAGTACCATTTGCGGTTAAATTAGATACCAACCCCACAGCAACATTTGATGCTGTAGCGTTCGATGTTAATGTATTAAATGCGTTTGTAAAATTAGATAAAGATGTATAATTAACAGTTGCCAAAGCATTATTAAGTGCTCCCAAATTAACCGGCGCAACATTAGCTAATGCATTTGCAAGAGCTCCTAAATTTGTAGGGCCAATATTTGCTAATTTGCTTGAAAGAATTGCCAAATTAGTTGTTGAAATATTTGGCCAGCCTTCAAAGTCGCCTCCGCCATAAAAATTAGTAACGTTTGTTACATTACCCCCTCCGCCGCCACCTAAACCATTATAATATGCTAAATTGGCATACGCATATACGTTTGCAAAATTTTGATTTACTTTTACAAACGCGGTCCGTAGAGGATCACCTTGCCCGTCATTTGCAACGGTGCCTATATTTACGTTACTTACAGAATATGTGTTTGACATTTATTTTCCCGACTGAGAATTATTTACCAATTGTTGAAGCAATGATTTTATCTCGTTAATTTCCGATTTCATATTATTTATTTCATCTGAGATGTGTATCATTTTGGTAGTTGTTTCTTTTTTATTTCTATACTCTTTTAACCCAGCAATATCTTGATTAATTAATGCAAGATTTTCTATGTTTTTTACAAAACTGTTTTCATTTTCTAATTTTACAAACATTTTAAATAACCGCAGTTGCTATTAGATTTTTAATTTTTGGCACAATTGTAGTATTTTCTGCATAAAATACAACCTTGACTTGAAACTTGTTAAAGGATGTAAATGTTGTAGCTGCTCCCGCCCCAACATTTGAAGTATATGATAAATTAGGAGTACCCGTGGTTACTAAAGAATCTCCTTCTAAAATTTTATAAATTTCAGGAAGAAAATCTGTTTCGGATGAACCTACATATTTTTTACCAATACTTCCGGTAATACTACTCTCATTAATTACATTTGCAGTTTGATTAAACAACGGCATTAATCTCCAATTTTTCTTTTCTATTGAAGAATCTATACCAATATCAGCTGAACTAATTACCCTACAAAAAACATCTATATCTGTACCTGTTTTCCTATTTACATCCAGTTTGACTTCCAACCCAGTAGAATCAAACCCATTTTCCAAAGTAACAATTTTACTAATATATTTAGATTGCGCAACTCCGTTACTATATTGTAGTTCAGAGTTTCTTGTATCTATTTCAAAGGGGTCAATTAAATTTTTAAATGAGTACAGTTTAGTTCTTGCTTTATCTATTGCGGGAGATACATCGGTTGAATTATTTGTAAAGGTAACCTGCACTTTACAATCACCTACATTTTCTGTTACGAATCTATTAATTAATCTAAACGGCGTTTTTTCTTTAAAAGCCAAATAAGATTGTTGAACATTGTCTGACGAACGAGTACCTTTAATTTCATAATCTATTTTTGTTAAAGCGCCAAAATTATATTGAGCAGTATCTAAAAATATATTATCAAATTCTGTTCTTGGAATTGCCGCAGTTTGTAATTCAAAACTCTTTTCTCCTGTTACAAATTTTGCCTTATTAATTTTAAAACACAGGTCAGTATTTGTTTCCTCCAACCATTGATTTGTATTTTGCGATTTAAATAATCTTCCAGTATATGGTTCTTTACTTACAGTTACACTACTACCTAAAATAGTTTCTCCTAATTTTCCAGCATATAGCGTATAATTTGGGGAATTCGACACTACGGAAAACGCATATTCTCCAGGAGTTAAATATACCGGGGAAAATGAAAATTTCGTAGATGGCCCGATGCCAGAATTAGGATCATTTGGAACATTTACTTCTGAAGAATTTTTAACAACTGTGGAGTCTTTTATAACTTCTCCTGCGGACGGTAATCCATTTATAAGTCGTCTTAGTTCTATAGAAACAGGTAATTCGGAATCTTTTGTTGCAAAAAATAGTTCAAGAGAAGTAATAACAATACCTTGAGTATATCTTTCAGGTACAAAAAATGTTTGAGTAACTGGACTTAGTGTGTTTGTTGCTTCTTGTATGCCTGAGCTATTTGTAGGAGATACTGCCCTTCCTCCACTTGTTAATTTATTATCAGACCTGGAAGACAAATTAGCAATAGCATAAATAGGGGGATCAAACCCATCGCGTGTTGTCTCTGAGCTACCAAACGTAATTTGTATATCGCCGGAATATGAAGAAAACCATTTATTTAAAATAAGTTTACCTTTTAATCTGCCCGTACCATCTGAGATTAATGGTTCAACAATACCAGAGTTATTTACACACATAAGAGTATGATCTACTCCTGCAACCATCACAGCAATATTTGTATAAGGTGGCAAATTGAATACATCAAAATTAACAACAGAAGAGGATAAACGTGTTACATTGTTCATTTTTTTTAGTTTAAAAAGTTGTTAGTTAAAAATGCAGTTTTCAATTTTGCTATATTTTCTTCTGCTAAATCTTGCACGCCTTGCAGGTGTGGGGATAAATCTAAATCGTTTACAGCTACTCCCGTATAATTATTTAAGTATCCGTTGTTTATTGTGTAGTCTGAAGATGTTGTTATATTAGACGTGACATAAACATTATTTGTATTTAATGTAGTATTAACAAAAGAATCTAGAGCGGCTATGTTTGCAGAAAATCCAGTAATATTACTATAGAATTTTTTCTCAGGAATCATTACTTGAAAACTATTTGCAACAATTCCATTTGCGGTATTAAAATTTGTAGGAATACTTCTAGTAGTATTTTCAATTGCAATTTGATTTACAACATTTCCCGAACTTTTATTAGTAATTGTATCTGCAATTGCTCTGCCAGTTGCAGTTTCATTTATTTTTAAATCTCTTATAGCATCTGCAGTAGCTATAACATTTATATTTTGCACAGTTAATAATAATCCGTTTGTATTTGAACTGTTGGTGTTATTCTCATCGTTAAGAATAAGTTTTGCTAAATCTATAGCAGCATCTTTAGATGCTCCTAATCCGGTCACCAGTGAAACTGCAGTGGCAGCCGCGTTTATGTTTAAAGGTTTAACTAATTGTTTGAAAAAATTTGCCATTTTTACCTTAAAATAATTTATTAAAATTGCGTGCAAGTATCTTTATCATCTCTTACTCGCTTCCACCTGCTGACGCATTGTCAGCATAAAAATCACGATTTGAATATGAAACAGTAGTGACCGTGCCTTTTTCACCAGTAATTGTAGATGTTGCTCCCGTTACCCCTGATTTTTGATCTTCGTTATTAGATTGTGTTTGTCCTGTTAATTGATTTTCCGGTATAACATTTTCATAAATTAACGATGCAAGATCTCCGCCACCTGTAATTACTGAAGGATATATAACTGCTCTAGCATTATCCCCAACTACTCCGTCTGGATTAGGATTTGAATTTTTATTACTTGCAATAGTTTGACTAATAAATTCTTCTTCAGTATAATTCATATAGACCAAATCATTTAAGATTGACACGTCTGGATCTGTAACATAAAACAAATTATGTTCTATTGCTGAAAACGCAGGTCGACATTCTTGTCTAGAAGTATCTATAGCTGCGGTAAAGTCCGGACTTCTTACATACCCGGGACCATACCCTGAAAAATTGTCTACAAGTATTCCTGTTTTATATAATATATTTCCCGTAGATCCATTTCTATCAAAAACTATATTGTTTAACGCAATAATATCTAAACCTTGTTTTTTAACACGTTTTTCTAATAATGTCAATTTTTGATCAATTATAGAGATATCTTTCATAGTATAACGCGGGGCATCATTGTATTCTATTAATATATCTTGATAGCTTGCGGTATAAGGCTCAACGTATAAAGTAGCAATTAATTGTTTAGTACTATCCGTAAAATCTTTAGGAGAAGTTGGATTTAAACTAGGTACACCGGAATCAATACTAAACTTATTTTGAATTTTCTTTACACTTGCATCTCTATTATTTAGATATAATCTATCAATTCTACCTAGATAAAATTCAACATCTGCTTCTGTACCCGGAACTTCGGATGGATTTGGTTTAATATGAGCATCAAAATAAAATATATTTGATAATCTTCCATCATACCCAGGTTGAACACTAAGAGGAGTGTCATCTTGTCTGCGAATTCTATAATCTAAACAATCTCTTAAATTAAATTCTGTAGCATCTATTACAGATCTATAAGTAGGGATTTTAGAATATAGATTTGCCGGATAAGATTCTACATCTAATGCGCCTGTTCCCGAATGTGTAAAATAATCAAAAGTAATTAATACATTGCCGGGTATACTATCTTGTGTCCCTAAAAATCTAACGGATCCGTGATCGTACCAATTATCAGTTTGTCCAGTATTTAAACTATAAGACAATAATGATTCTTTTTTGACCTTTTCCCAATATGCAATATTTGTTAATGATTGTCCTGTACTTGAGGTATTTGCTCTGTAAATTAAACCATTATATTGAACTAGATTGTTTGTATTATATGCGGTAGAAGAATTATAATTTCCAACATAGGAATTACTACCTATTTTAAAAATTCCTTTATACGAATAAACATCTGATTTTAATACTGAATAATCTACTTGAGGAACTTGTATGTTGGCATTAAATGTTTGATTTTCAACTAAAGTTTTAGTTCTTCTTGTTAAAGTGTCATTTTCCAAAGTTGCTATTATATCAACAGTGCCAGATAATATAATATTATTAAAATTTATAGTTAATTGTGTACCGGTTCCATTTAATGTCATTGAAGTATTTTCAAGAGGAACAAAAATATTACCAGAATATCCTCCAGAATATGAGTCTCTGACCACCATAGTATAGTATTCTCTTTTTATTGAGGACGGCAATGAGGAACTAAGGGGCCCAACAAATTTATTAGGAGAACTAGTATTTAATGTTATAATTCCAGAAGTACCTAAAACATTAGGAAATAATTGAGAATAAACAACTTTATTTTTTGATACTTTTTTAATATTATTTTTTGGTATTTTAAAAACATTTCTGTTTTCTCCTACCTCATAATATCTTAGTCTATTATCAACTAATCCATATGTTGGATGTATATTTGCAAAAAATGTTGGATGATTATATGTACCATTGTTGCCATAATTTATTGTGAATGGATTTTGAACCCCGATAACAGATCTAATATTATCTGGGGTTAAAGTAGTAGATGCTTGTTCATAATAGTACCAATAAAATCTAAAAGACGAACCTGTTCCAATTCCAGTTTCATATTGTATGTGTTTTGGGACAACATACCCCACCAGGGTAGAAGCATTCATTGCAGATCTATTAGTTGTATTATGACATTCGTAAAAATTCTCACCAGCTAAATCTGCTATTTGCGGCAATCCAAAAGTTGGTGCCTCAATTACAACATAAGTTCCAAAAAAGGTATTTATATTTAACGCTTCTAAGGTATCAGTTGTTAATGCCTTAGGAATTGAAATTTCAGTTTTCCCGTAAGTTGCAATATCATATCCTCCTACAAATGCTCTGCCGGGGCTAATAAAAAAGTTCTCACTTAATCCATCTGTAGATGGGCCAGTAGTTTGTAAATTAAAAGGAGATACTAAATAATTTCCAGATTCAGCATATGTTCTTGATGCTAGAGTTTTTGCAAGTTCAGCATATTTAGAATCCCCTGTAGATTCAATTAAATCTAAATTACCATTTTTATATCTACCTATTTCTATAAATGTTCCAGATATATCAGGTTTATTATCAGATGTTAAGTCCACCCCATCTAAAATTAATTGCATTTTTAATCTATCAGCACCTGGTGCTAAATAATTTGAACTACCAAATGATGGATCTAACAAACTGCTATCATCATTATAATCAATTATAGTTTCGTTGTACCTTAAAATAATAGATTTTGTAGGATATGCTGTATATTTTTGAGGTACAATTTTTTGTTTAATAGTTTCTATAAAAAATCCATTTTTATAATAGGTTCCTGAACTAGTTCCAAATATCAATGTGGGGCTGGTATTTCTTCGTTTAAATTGTATACTAACATTGGTATCGGTAATTCCTATAATTTGATTAACTTTTATACTTGTATTTGTAATAACTTCAACCACATATAAATCTGAACTTAAACTTGGACCTATTATTTGATCTCCTACTTTAATTATACCTGTGGTTGTAGTTAATGTGATTGTATCAGAATATTCATTTAAATTTGCAGTTCCTGTAATAAATGAATCAGAAGCTGCCGATACTGTTAATGATGTTGCACTTTTTGAATTTGCATCTGTAATTGTATTATAGAACTTTAAAGTTTCTTCAGACTTAAATTCGCTTGTACCTTCTGTTCTAATTAAAGACATTACAAAAGTTGGAGGATCTCCCACATCTGGATTATCTGCATCAAATACAAAATCTACTTTACCAATAATATTTGAAGTAGTTCCGGTAACATACTTATTTAAATATACTTGTAAGTTTGCAGTATTTGCGTCTGGTTGCAATTTAACAGCACGGCCATTATCATTAATAGTAACTGCTACAGGATCGTCACTTAATATTCTGCTTCCATCTACAAAAATATGATTTGCAAATTTCTTTATCTGATCCTGTAGGATACTTTGAATTTGCGTAAGTTCTCTTGCCTGTACGGGCGTACCTGGCTTAAAAAGAATTCTATAAAAATTCTTAGTACTATCAAAATCGTCATAATATGGGTTTGTTGTTAAATTTACAGCCATTTTTATTTTACCTTAGAATTCTATAACTATATGAATATTTTCTGCTTGGTCTAAAGCTCTTGTAATTTTAGCGCGGTTTTCCACATATAAAATTTGACCAGTATTTTTATTTACTTCAGCAGGTGTTATTACACTAATAGTTCCTACTGCCAATGAATTTGCTCCACGAATTGTTTCCCCGGTTGAAAATATAATATTTCCCGAAAATAATTCAATCGGAGTAATATATCTAATAGTAACATTCCCGGCCGCCACATTCGCATTTGCGCTAACTATAAATGCGTTTGAGTTGGTATTATCTCCACTAATATATTCATCTAATGCAAATGTGCCAGTAACGTTTGAAACATTTAATGTAATTGTTGCATCAAGCGTTGTTTCAGTTGCTATTGTAGATGTTATGTTTGAAATTGGATTTTTAATTATTCCAATTCTTCTATAATCATTTACTACAGGAAAATCACCACCACCTTCTGCATAATTAAGCCTTGTATTAATCATTACATATCTAGCACCCAATTCAGTCAACACATCTGATCCATGACCATTTACGGGAGAAATAATTGCTCTAGCAGTTGCATTTGCTCCTCCTCCTCCTGTAATTACTAGATTTGCATAATTATAATTAGATCCTGGGGTACTTAATATAATACGACTAATTGTATTTGCGCTAGTAATAATACTTCCTACGGCAGCCCCGCTACCGTCTCCCAATATACTAACAGTAATATTTGAATTTGTTGTATAAGAATTGCCGGCATTAACTACAATTGCATTATCTATAGTGCCTTTAATTGCAGTTGAAGTAACATCATAATTTAAATTAACCGGCATAAAATTACTTGTTAAAAATTTTAATAAATCGGTATCTGACAATGAATACAAATATTTCCATCTATATCCGTCAGAGGTTGTTATAACACTCATGGATGTTCCGGTGGGTTTACTGGATGAAGCTGCCCCAAAATTATTAGATATACATTTGTAAACATTATTATCTTGTGTTAGTACATAAAAATTAGATCCATAAAAATTTTGATTTTCATTATCATATTGGGAATATACAACACCCGAAGACCAATTGTTACGTAAGACAACTTGTTTGAAATCATTTGGCACAATTCTTTTTAATGCGACAGTATCCGTCCAATAAAGTGTATCTTGATATGGAACGTTTACTGGTGTGGGTGCCGTTGGTTCATTATCCCAACTTTGGGGTCTACCTATAAAAAGATACAGGTTATTAGTATCAACAACATACTCTATAAAACGAGTAGCATTAAATACTCTAAAATTTTCTGTAATGATTTGAGCCATTATAATTCCATTAATTTTTAATTATTTATTACAGTATATTGAATATATAATATACATGATCTGTAGATATAGGTAAATTTTGTACTCTGCTATTTGAATAAGAAGTCATGCTTGCATCAAATGGGGGAATATTCATATCTGCAGTTATACCCAAATAATCCCAAATCTCATTATCAACCGTTGTTTCAACATTTGCTGAAATCTGATTAGTAATAAAAACTTCACCAAAAACTTCCATGCCCGCCGGATGAACTGTGGATTTGACAATATCTTTCCATTTATCAATAGATTCTCCGCTTCTTACCACATATGAATATTGTTGATAAAATATTTTAGATTTATCTACAGAATCAACTGCAGGACCTTGGATATAAATTAATTCAGATAATTTACCTTTGTTGTTTAACCAATACCCCTCACTTTCTTGAACTGCTCCAATATTACTAAATAAGTTTGCTGTTCTTGTATATTTTAAATTTGCAAAAATAGCAGTTGAATCCAACCCGGTCATTGTAAATCTAAACCGGGTATCATCTAAAATTGTGGTGACGGTAATTACATTTTCCGCGCCATTAATATAACTATTAGAATTTCCGTAAAAAATTAAATTGGCATTTTTTCCTCTAGATAAACCATGAGGAACTGTACCGGTAAATGTGCCTATTGTATTACTAAGTCGAACATTTCCTTGCACTACATTTACCGGATCTTCTATAGATGCATTAACAAAAAATCCTACCGGTAGTGCACCATTTATCGGAGTAAGGCCTGCAAATACTCCAGGATTAACTACTTTAATTGTTCGAATTCCGCCGGTATCTGTTAAAGATGTTATTCGTACATTTGCATCTCGTACTAAAATTTTAGTATTTGCAGTATATCCATTTTCTCCGTCAATGATGTCAAGTTTAATTAACTGCGGAATTATGCTTGCATTTATAATTTCTCTAGTATTTGTGGTAGAATTTGTTAATTTACTAGCAGTTATATTTTCAATTAAAAAATTACCTTTAATTTTTTCAAGAGTTAATTCATATACAGTAATTGTGTATCCTACATCAGGATTAATTTTAACAACATTATTTACTACGGCAGATGCTCCAGATACATCCCCTACAATTTTAGTATTAATAAAATTGAATATATTGGAATTATCTATAGATATAACTCTTAAATTATAATCTTTTTTCCAAACTCCGTCAGATGCCTTTAAAACTACAGTATCCGGATAAAAGAAACTAGCTTCATCGTTAAAAATTATTCTAAATAATAATTTGTAAGCTTCTTCAGTTCCTTTTGTTTTATGTATATCTTTAAAGTGTTTAATAAAAGTGCGTTTATCTGTAATGATGTTACGCGGAATATCATTGCCATAATTTATAAAGAAATTCTCAATTAATGAATCAATTGTAGTTTCACTATCAGCGTATTGTCTTGCATTTTGTAATAGTTCTTGTGGGCTTTGATCTTGTTCTAAAAATTTGTAATATGCCTCTAAAAATTTTATAAAATTAGAACTAGTATCCGTTTTAACAAAACTTAATTGTACAGAAGTAAGTGTTGCTGGTGCAACTGCACTAATTTGAATTTTAGTATTTGATAATATACTTATAACATAGAGTGAACTAGTAATTTGTGCATGTGATAGTTTATCACCTGCCATAATATCTACACTATTATTTACAGTTACAATATCAGATCCAGCAACAGTAGAACCAATTGCATAAGATACTGCTTCAGATTCTCCTACACGCAAAAACTCAGGTATTTGATGTGTAAATATTTTTGATATTTTTTCTGTTATTCGGCTCATTCAGTTACAACTGCGATTGTATTAACAGTTAATCCTTGTAGTCTATTTGCAGCACCATTAAAAGTACTGTCATCTAATAGTAAAATTTCATTTTTACTAACCATAATATCTAAATATGAATCTTGCACGGTTGTTGATAATCTAATATCTGTAGTATCTTCCGTGTATCCTGTAGGATATAAAGAGTCTATTGAAATTATACCGTTGTTATAATCAATAGTTCCATAGTTTGATGTAATAATTTCGGATGTATCTGCATTAACTAACTTAAGTGTGCCAAATCCTAATCTATTTGGGACAATATCATTAGGAAAATCTTTAATTCTGGCTTCAACGGAATTGCCGTTTTGCGAAACAACAAATCTGGTAGTCTCTAAACTACCGGGTTCAATTCCATTTTTAAAGTTAATTGTGTTACCTATAGTATAAGAATTATCAAAATTTAATATTGGTGTTATTCTTTTCTGCAATTTAACAGTCATTAAATTACCTATAACAGAATTATCTACTGCATCAATTGTTCTTGATAATTTAGAATAAACAAAATCTTTATCAAATTTTTGCAAATCATTATTAAAATATGTTCGTATCGTTGATATTACTAAATTTTTAATTTGTGTTGCAGATACTGTAGAAATTTTAGAATTGTACTTCACATTCACTGCTAAATTAATATAAAAATATTCTGGTTCAATAAATTCTGGTATAATAGATAATACTTGTTTACTTTGTAGAACTAAATTTGAAATATCATCTTTAGTTTGTTGTGTTATCTCGTATCCATCATATGGGTTTAATGAAATAATAACTTTGCCATATTTCGGAGGATTATTATCTTCTCCGCCCCATACTGAGATAGATTCAACTAAAGGATAATTTTTAGAAATTAATACTTTATAATCTTCAGCAGTAACTGCTCTATTTTGAGAAGATCCAAATTTTGGAGCATTAAATCTAATACTTTCAATCGTTTCTCTAGAAGTTCCGCCTCTTGAATTTGAAGTGGGTGTGATTATACCGGTAACCGAACCGCCGCCAATTTGCGAGCCGCAAAAAAATTCTTGAGAAATATTACCAGAAACATTACCTAGCGTGCCATTACTAATTAAATAGGTAACTTTAACAAGATTGCCTCTATTTAATTTTTTACCTAAAATACCATCGCCAAAATGTATTTGATATCTATCGGCTGTATTTTCTTCTAAGAAATAAACATTAGACGTTCCGTCAATATTTAAAGTATCTTCTGCTAAGGAGTATACTGTAGTTGTTGTATCTGATAATGAATTTTGCACAATAACTTGAATAGATGAAATGTCGCAATTTTCATTAGGTATTATATATTTTTCTGCTGGACCAGGAACATCTGCAGTAAATATATATTCTAATGGAATTCCCTCTACAACTTCTACATCAGTAAATGTATATGTTCCAACATTGGGTTGTATCGTTACAGAATTTAAATTAACAAATGTTAGAGAATTTTCATTTATAGTAGTTGTAAATGGAGTAAATCTTTCAAGTGTCAAAAAGTTTGGATTATTCGTAGGGGAGTCAACTTCGAATGATAATAGCGCTCTTGCACCTTGTGTAGAAAATGGTGTATATCCCAGATGTTTTGCAATAGAAACTGCCGACGCTCTTTTAACGGCCGAGTCTAAAAACATCTCATTAACTACCATGTTTGCTAAATAAGCATTGTAGTGAGTATTGTAAGATAACACATCCAACAGAATAGATAGCCCAGATCCTTCATAATCAAAGTCTGTGAAGTATGGTGCACCATCGTCATCAACGTAATTTTTTAAAAAGTCTTTTAGATTTGATTTTATTGTATCAAAATCTAATTCCGCTATTCTTAGATTGGACATTATCTTGCTCTGCTAATAGTTGTTGCTACGGTTATAGGTTCTTCGGTATTACTAAGTGCGAATGTTACTTCTATATCAATTGCATTTTTATCAGAATTATCAATAATCTGAATATCTATAATTCTTGCCCTTGGCTCAAATTTTCGTATAGTGGTTTCAATTGATTTTTCTAATGCAGTAATTGTAGATGGTATAAAATTTTCAAAAATCAACGCACTAATTTGACTACCTATTTCCGGGTGAAATGGTCTCTCATAATTTTTTGTCAGAATTAAATTCTGAATAGCAGTTTTTACTGCGTCAGCATTTGTTCTAGTTAAAACATCTTTTGAATAAGGATGCGGCTTAAATAACAGATTTAAATCTGTATATCTTCGTACAATTCGATTTACGGTTGCCATTTTTATATTTATTGTTTTTGGTAAGAGGCTAGAACATTATTATTTATGTAGNAATTTTTATCCATAATTTACAAACGAATTGCGAGCCCCAGGAGCATTGGCACTGTGATTTACCAGTGTACCTATAGGCATTGCAGATTTTGATCCGTTGCTAGCTGCCGCAACGTGTATCCAAGCAACTATTTTTCCATTTGGTTTTTTAGCATATTCTAGCAATACTTGTTTATATGGAGTATTTGCCTCAATCCATTTTGCAATATCATAATAATCATCGTTTGACCTGCCTGTAAATTGTATATCTACTGCCTGTCCTTTATCATGATCCGATCCTTCATTTTTACTTCTAAACCCGCTGGTTATAATCATATCAGGATATTGTTCTTTTATTTTATCTAATACGTTTACGGATAAGTGTTTTAGATTTCCTACAATCTGAGCAGAGGTTAGTCCACCTTGATCCCTGACTGCGTACGATGAAGCAGCGGCTCTGGTTGAAAGATCTCCTAATGTAAAATATTTTGATAACTTCATAGAATCTGGGAAAGTCTTCAATCCTGCAAATTCTGATACATCTACCGGTGTTGGTTGAACGCCTCCGGTTATCGATGAAGATTTTTCTGTATTAGTATCTCTAGATAATGTTGTTAGATCTTCTACGTTTGTAGTAATTTCATTA